TAACAACCACAGCATTTACAACCGTGCTTGGCGCAGCGCCCAGTGCCTTTTTGAATGTCAAAGGAACTTATAATAAGGCCGCAGCTAAGTTGAACAACTTGCAACGCGGTGACATTGGTGACGAAATTGACGGGACTAAAATTGAGTATACTGATGGCGATCTTACTTCCCCAATGGTATCAACTAAAGGTAATGCAATCGTTATAAACGAAGCCCGTATTGATAAAGAGTTTAACTCTGCGCCTTGGGTTGAAGAATACGAACTGCCTGTAGGTGCGTTTTCGGAAGAGGGGGAGTATAAAAACTTTCTTATTCAACGCTCAAACTTAGCTAAAACACTTGAGCGCAAGCCAAAGGAAAAAGAAAAAGCTTACGATAAGAGGCTAACAAGTGAAGCTGTTATGCGGACATACAGTGGTTACGGTCTAAAAGAGACACCTTTTAGCAAAAGCCCTTTCTTTAAAATGATCCCCACCCCTGGTAAAACTATTTTGCTAGACCCTGAAGTGCCAGAGTTTATTAAACGTGCTTACATTGCTCACGAAGGTAATGGAGCTATGGCTCTTGAACGAAACATAGCTGGCAAAGGAATACAATCTATTCGCCAGACACTACCTGTTTACTCTGCAATGGCCTCTACCTTAATGAAGCGGGGAAGAGAGCATTACTCCAAACAAGTATTCGGAGGCAAAGAACTTTCCCAAGCCAGTGGTCTATTACTGTCTAAGGGTGACAAGAGGCGCATGGTAGGAATGAAGGGTCAGTCCGACAAGTGGATGGAGGAGACGTTTGATCTGTATGTCCAGGGCAGTGACCCCACTAAACAAGCGGACATATTAAACAGAGCGACTCCTGAACAGCAAGCGTTCTTTGAAGACATTCGTATGTTTAACAGTAACCTGCTTAAACAAGCTCAAGACGTTGGCTTGTTACGCGATGTTAAAGACATCAATGCTCTACTTGCTAAACGCAAAGCTGAACTTGAAGAGATCAACGTAAAGCAATCGGAAGCAGATATTGAGGCTATAGCTAAAGGCACAACAGATGATGTTGAGTCTGTTTCTGCCGCAAGCAAAATTAAAGAATTAGAAGAAGAAATTGCTTACTATGAGGGTTACAAGCAATACGCTGGATCGCGTGACAAGTTTGTCCTGCCAATTTACTACGACAAAGCCAAACTAAGCACTGACCCTCAAGCCAGGCAAGAGCTTACTGATATTTTTGAAGACCACATTTCTAAAGAAACTACTTATTGGAACGACAAAAAAGGTGAATGGGTTGATAAACCACTTGGTTATGACCATAAGGAAGCCGCCGAAAGAATTATGAGTCGCATTATGGAGGAGGAGCCAGATGATCTTTACATGGGATCTACCTCCCCCAAAGGCAGCAAACACTTAAACCACAGGGCTTTGGACATACCAGAGTATTTGGTTAGAGATTACATTATTAAAAATGAAGCTCTGTTCTACACTTACGCAGAAAAGATGGGGCGCAAGATTGAATATACTCGTCACTTTGGTGATGAAGGTATTGAGTCCATACTCGATAAGGGCGAGAACTTAATGCGCTCTCAAGGTGCATCCGAAAAGAAAATAGCTAAGGTTCGCTCTGCGCTGCTTGCAGACCATCAACGTGTCATGGGCAAATTTGTTGAACACCCTGACAGTCTTTCTAACCAAGTTGTTCGTGCTATTAAAGAAACTGCTGGTTTAACATACCTACATGGTGCTGGTCTTTCTGCGATTGCTGAGACTGGCATGATGATTATGGAGCGTGGAATAGGTAAAACTATTGCGCCTTTAGTTAATAAAGAAGCTGCAAGCATTTTATCTAAAAACATGAAAGAGCTTGATGAGACTGTTGAAATGGTTGGCTTGTTAAAAAACATGTCTCAAGACAGGTATATTAATGACAGTATTCGCGGTATTCAACCTAATGCCGTAGAGAAAATATTTAGCCCTATTACTAATGCGTTCTACAATATACCTATTATTGGTAATAACCTTGGAGCAATGACTCGGTATACTCGCATTGTAGATGGCGGTTTCCGTTCTAGCGAGTATTTACGCATAGCTAATGCAATTAAAAAGAACACAGCAAAGCCAGAAGAAATAGAATACTTGGCTCGCTTTGGCATTGATGAAGCTGATGCTCGTAAAATGGCTGACCTTGAGGGGGTATGGGAAACCGATAGCTCTGGCACATACTATTACGCTAATCGTTCTGCATGGCCTAGCGCAACAAAAGCAGATAGAGATCTTATTCGAACATGGGACACTGCAATTAACAGTGGGCTTGGTAGCACAGTTGTTCACGCTACATCGTTTGATAAACCTATGATGGTTGATGGGGCGACCTTTGTTAGATGGTATCCTTGGATGTCAAAAATGGGGCTTGAGCCAGATAAGCTTGCATCTACTGCAAACATACCAATGACTAAGATTGAGACTGGCGCAATGGGTCTCCCCTTTCAGTTCATGGCATTTAGCCTTGGCGCAACAAGTCGCATTACCGCTCAGTTCTTTGACCCTGCCAGACAGTATCGGATGCAAGGTTTGGCCGCATTGATTGGAATGTCATACGTTAGCTTGCAAATTAAAAAGCCTGATTGGTGGTTTGAGTCTAGGACTAAAGAGCAACTGACAGCCAAGATTATTGACCACTCTGGTGTGTTAGGTATTTACGCTGATTTGTATTATCACGCCTTGCATGGGTCTATAGCTGGTGGGCTTGTTGACAAGGATAATTCTATCCTCACCCCCCGATACAATATTGAGGGATTTGGTGACGTTGGGTTTGATATAGCTGGCGCTGCGCCTGGACAAATTAGAGAGCTAGTTGGCGCTGGTATTGATTACTCTGAAGGCTATCCTCGTGATGCTTTAAGAAAATTAAAATACAACACACCAATGGCACAGCTTCCTTTGTTTCAAATACTGAAAGAACTAAGCGACGACATGGATTACTTTGCACCAGATAGATTTATTAAATAACCGTTTTATGGTAGGATAGCTACATGACCATTCAGATTGCAAATAACAACCCTCGCATCTCCTATACCGCTACAGGAGGACAAACTGCGTTTCCAACTAGCTTCGCTTTCTTTGTGGATGGTGACATCAACGTCTATATCAATGACGTTCTTAAGACCCTCACAACAGACTATGCAGTAACAGGCGGCAGTGGCCTAGCAGGGACAGTGACCCTGGTTACTGGCGCAACTGCTGGCGACATTATCGTGCTGACACGAGACGTAGAACTTGAAAGAACTACCGACTTCCCCACCTCTGGCCCATTCCAGGTCGCGTCACTGAACGTAGAGCTAGACAAACTAGTAGCTATGATCGCTGACATGGAAGACTTTGCTGGTCGTGGACTGCGTTTGTCTGACTCCGATACCTCTGCTGCTCTTGTCCTGGCTAACAAAGACGCTCGGAAGGGGACGGTTCTTGCGTTTAATACAGTAACAGGCGCTGTTGAAGTGGGGCCAACTATTGCTGACACTCAGTCTATTGCTGATATCAAGGCAGACATTGCTCTCCTAGCAGATATCCAAGACGGAACTACTGCAACAGACGCTATTACTGACCTGGCTGCTGTCGCATCTGACGTAACAACTGCCGCAGATAACATCGCTGCTATTCAGGGCGCCCCAACACAGGCTGCTAATGCTGCTACAAGCGCCACAGCGTCTGCTACAAGCGCTTCTGCTGCTGCTGCGAGTGCTACTGCCGCAGCTACCAGCGCAACGGCTGCTGAGACTGCTGAGACAAACGCCGAGACTGCCGAGACTAACGCTGAAACTGCTGAGACTAACGCAGCTACAAGCGCTACAGCATCTGCAAGCTCTGCTACTGCATCTGCTGGCTCCGCTACGGCGGCTGCTGCTAGTGCTACGGCGGCTGCTGCATCAGAAACTGCTGCTCAAACAGCCGAGACTAATGCTGAAACTGCTGAGACCAACGCGGAAACTGCTGAAACTAATGCCTCCACCTCGGCCACTGCTGCTGCTGGGTCAGCTACGGCGGCTGCTGGATCGGCCACTGCTGCTGCAAGCTCGGCTACTGCGGCGGCTAGTTCTGCTACTGCTGCCGCTACCAGCGAAACTAACGCAGCCACATCCGAGACCAATGCTGCAACTTCGGCTACTGCTGCTGCATCATCTGCAACATCGGCATCCACGTCTGCAAGCACAGCCACTACTCAGGCAAGCAACGCATCGACTAGCGCAACTGCTGCTGCCGCCTCCCAGGTTGCTGCCGCTAACAGCGCTGCTGCTGCCGCCAATACATTTGATAACTTCGACGATACATACTTAGGCACTAAGGCAAGTGATCCTACAGTAGATAACGATGGCGATGCTTTGGTTGCTGGCGCTCTTTACTTCAACAGCACCGATAATGAAATGCGCGTTTATGATGGTGGTAGCTGGATTGCGGCCTCATCTGCTGGCGGCGCCTCCCTCCTGGAATATAATTACACAGCAACAGCAGGACAAACTACGTTCTCTGGCGCTGATGACAATGCAGCTACGCTGGCTTACGTTCTGTCTAACTTGATTGTTACGCTGAATGGTATCGTGCTGGAGAATGGCACAGACTACACGGCTTCCAACGGGACTAGCATTGTTCTAACTGATGCTGCTGCGGTGGATGATGAGCTAAACATTATTGCTTTCAAATCCTTTACTACTGCCGATATGGTTCCTGCCTCCACAGGCGGCACGTTCACTGGTAACGTAAGTGTTACTGGCGACCTGACGGTTGACACTGACACGCTGTATGTTGACAGCACGAATAATAA